CGGGTCCGCGTCCGCGCGGCGCCGCACACGCGCGCGTGTGCACGCGCACACGCAACGCGGGGGCTCTGGGCTGCAAGTGCCCATGACATGGGCGGTTCGGGCTGCGAGGTGCGCTCGCGTCGCGGGTCCCCTGCGTCGCGTATTACAATAGAGCCCCGACCCACAGCACCCCAGGAACGCGATCCTTTGCTCTCCGAAGGGTTCCTGAACCCCCAAAAAAAATCTGCTACACCGTAAACTAGCCCCCTATCCTCCTAGTCACTCATAGTATGTAGTAGCACATCATCCATGCAGATGAGAATTCTTGAGAAGAGAGAGAAAACACTATACGTAGGGGGGGAGTGAGCTACATGATGGAGTTGAGTAGGAGGATACCTACAGAGGACTTCCGGTCATGGGTAAGCAAACGAAGGTGACGTTGCAGCAGGAGGTGGTCTACGAGTTCGGAGCCTTGCGCGATTCGATCAACCGGACCTTGTGGGGCGGTGGTCGGACGATGACGAACTCGTTGTTGCTGCGCTTGCTGGTGGAAGTGTTCTACGAGCATGGGATGAAGCTCCAGGAGGTGGAGGAGTGGATGATCCAAGTGAACCCGAAGTTCAGAAAGCATGAGCTTGCCAAGACGGAAAGACTTGAGCTGAAGAGGTCAGGGGTGCATGATGTCTTGGATGAGCGAGACCGAAGAGCTGACGGACTCACCGCCGACGGAAGCGCAGACGAAGCCGCGCAAGCGCCGCAACTCGACACAGGGACGACGGATCCCGGCGAGGGGGAACCGCAAGCGTGTGATGGGCCAGGGTGAGGGCGACTACTGCATCTACGAGATCGCCTCTCCCGGAGCCGACGTGCCGCGTGGCACACTGTTGCCGATCCCGGAAACTCCGAGGTTCGAGTCTACGGTGGAGGCGACAAAGTGGATCAGGACGAAGAGTGGGGACCTTCTGGCTGGGAAGCAGGTGATGATCTTCCGGGCCATGGAGATCATGACGATCAGGGTGGCGGCGAGGCCGATCGTGGAGATCGAGAGCAAGCCGAAGATCCTGGTCGATCCGAAGAGCGGCAAGGCCGACGACTGAGCAACCCTCCAGCCATCGCTGACCACAACGCCTACGAACTGGCGAAGCGGGCAGCGGAGGCTGTCGGGGTGACGGTCGAGGAGCTTGCGGACATCCTGGTCGATGGTGGCATCGCAGCGTTGCCACCTTCCGATGGCATCACCAAGCGATACACCCTGGAGGACCTGGGGGTCAGGTTGTGGTCGCAGATGTCAGCGACGCTCCCGAGTCGCCGGGCGGAGTGGTTCGCCAAGCTGGCGCCGACGCATCAGATCGCGGTCATCGTGACGCTGCGCGATCGAGGCTTCAGCAGCCATGCGATCGCCAGGGACTTCAAGATCGACCCGCTGCACGTCACGCGCACGTTCAACCAGCACGCCGACGACCTTGGAGCGCAGGTGGTCGGGCTGAGGTTGAACACGATCGCCGGGCAGATGCAGCTCGTCGCTGAGCGAGCGATGGAGATGGAGATGGAGCGCGGCAACGGTCGCGCGGCTTGGTCGATCGAGAAGGATCGCATCAGCGTCCTCCAGTCGCTCGGCATCGTCGATCAGGCGGTGCACAAGAGCGAGGTGACTCACAAGTTCGACGAGGCAACGCGCGCGGAGATCGAAGCGTTGGCCGAGCTTCGCCGGAAGCAGGACGTCCAACGCGAGACGATCAAGGTCATCGAGGCCGAGGTGTTCGACGCGGCGCCGAGAGAGCTTGGGTATGAGCGAGACTGACGTGTTCATCACCTCCCTCGGCCGCACCGGAACCAAGTGGCTGGCCGAGTGCCTGGGTTGGCCGCATGAGCCGAGCAGCGTAAAGCCGCGCATGGTCTCCCCGCGCCATCTTCAGATCGTCACGCTGGGGAAGTGGAAGCCACCGAAGGACTGCAAGATCATCGTCATCACCAGAGACCCGAACGACCAGATCCTCTCGATCATGAATCGCTGGTTGGCGCTGAACCAGCCGATCACGAACAAGGACCTTTGGGTTGACGCGAAGCTCAAGCAGCTAGGAACGCTGAGCCGATTCGTGAGTCATGGCGCCAAGGTCATCCGCTACGAGGAGATGATCCAAGGTCCAGAGAAGCTGGCCGAGCTACTGGACCCCTATCCAGTGGAGTGGACAGAAGAGCGCTTCAACTCCTATCCGAAGCTCATCCGAATCATCTCCCCATGGGCTCTTCCCTTGCGCGACCGACTCCGTAAGGAATACATGCGATGGCACCAAGGATAGAACCTCGCAAATTCAACTCGCGCGAAATCTGTATGCCCCCGAACGGGCCATGGATGACATGGAACGAGGTGCGTGAGATCGAGAAGCGAGTGAACAAGGAGGTCCGCGTCTTCGAGTGGGGCGCAGGCTCATCAACGCGATGGTTCGCTGACCGCGCGAAGTGGGTCACGAGCGTGGAACGCAGCGTGATGTGGGTGAAGAAGGTCCAGAAGCAGCTTGGCGCCCGCAAAAACGTATGGATCGAGTATCTCGGCTCGAAGGAAGACTACGTTGACGCGCTGAGGCGAAACGAGCCAACCAAGTTCGGACTCATCCTCATCGACGGTGACTGGAGAACCGATTGCGCTGAGCAGGTCTCGATCCTTCTCCGTGAGCATCCGGACTGGAATCCGATCGTCTACGTGCACGACTACGGGTTCCTTCCAGGGATCGGACAGCCAGACGCATCGTTCATGGGCGCCGAGAAGTTCATGGCCCACGTAGATCAGGTCGATTCGCTGGCGAGGTTTGAGAGATGTCCTTCCTGATAGCCGGACACGGGCGAGCCGGGACTGTCTGGCTCTCGAAGGTCCTGAACTGCGGCGATCACAACGTGCTGCACGAGTCGTGCTGGCTGGATCCACGGGATGCTCTTCACCGGCTTACCGCATCCCCGAAGGAGGGCGAGGTCAACAACTCGCTGACCGGAAGGGTTGAGGACTTCATCAAGGACGGCATCAAAATCGGCATCGTCATCCGTCACCCCAAGGATCAGGTCCGCAGTCATGCCAAGAGACCTGGAGGGATGTGGACCTACTTCGCTGAACGCCTGCACTGGTATCGTGTCATGCACGACCTCATGGTGTGCGGTCGTGCCACCATCATCAGGTTCGAGCACGTAACGACTGACAAGCAGTATCTGGAGCAGGTGGCTAGGGAACTCGGCATCCAAGGGTTGAACGTCCCAGACGAGCTGTTCAAGAAGACGTTCAACAACCACAACGCCAAGCCGTTGAGGGACTACTCCAACATCCTCAAGCAACTGGAGTGGTTCACGGAATACTGGTATCCGGAATGAGCAACATCGTCACGATCTGCTTCCAGTCCTACAACCAGCCCCAGATGCTTGAGCACTGGTGGAAGATGATCGCTGACTGGCCTGAGGAGAAGAAGACCAGGATCGACGTCAACTACTGCGACGACCATTCATCTCCTCCGGCTGTCGTGCCGAAAGAGGTGAAGGAGATGGTTCGCGTCTTTCGGCACAGCAGAACCAAGAAGGACATCGCCTGGAACCAGTTCGGGTGTGCCAACTGGAACACCTACATCGCTGAGAAGGGGAGTCTGGTATGGCTGACAGACACCGACGCGATTCCTGTTCCGGATGGGATCCGTCATGCTCTGAAGATTGCCGACAAGGCCGCGAACCTCGTCTACCTCAAGCCCTACCTGTTCTCTCCCAAGTGGCCAGAGCAGTTCGACGGGAAGGGCTGCAACTTCCACTTCCTCAGGAGGGAGATGCTCCTGGATGTCGGAGGCTACGACCAGAGGTTCTCAGGTCACTACGGCTACGGGGATGACCTGTTCTACCGGAACATGATCGAGGTCCACCGGATGCCCAGGCGGCACGACAAGCAGCTCAGGATCTTGCACCACAACTTCGATGTCGCGCCCGACTGCGCTGCCGGGTTCGTGGTCAAGAACCTGTCCAGGGACCTCGGCCCTAACCGCACGCTCTACAAGACGACCATGCGGATGGGGGTTCGTGCTAGAGTGCGAGAGGCGAAGAGCGCGTTCGACATGTCTCTGTTCGAGAGAGTGGATGGTTGACCTTCCTGAATCCCTGAAGGGTGTCTCCCCCGAGGAGCTACGCCGATACCGGATCCAGCAGGAGACCGACTACTACCGGACAGTAGATGGGTTCATCGACTTCGTCAGGGACTGCGGAGCAGCTCCGGACGCTCAGACCAAGCCTCACGGGCAGGGTGCTCACTCGATCCTCAACTGGACGAAGTATGAGGACCAAGAGAGCGAGCTTGGCTACGGCTACATCTTCAAGATGCAGCTCTGGCCGCGTGGCTCGTTCAAGAGCGCAGTCTTCGACGTAGGTCTGGTCTGCTGGCTCATCGCTTGCGATCCGAACATCCGCATCTGCGTCTGCTCAGAGACCGGCAAGCAGGCGCGCAAGTTCGTGCAGCAGGCCATGAAGATCATCGACTCGCAGTGGTTCCGCGAGCGATTCGGTATCCATCACGGCAAGGACTGGAAGGAAGGGTCAGGGTCCTTCACCTCAGCGCTGCGGACTCACACACACAAGAAGGAATCGACGCTCCAGGCTGCCGGGGCTGGTGAGGTGTGGACTGGCTCTCACTGGGATTTCGTCATCATGGACGACGTCGTGTCCCAGGAGAACACGAAGACTCCAGAGGCGATCGAGACCCTCTGGTTCTGGTTCGGTGAGGTTCTCGCACAGCTAGACCCTGGATGCCGACTCCTCATGATCGGCACGCTGCACCACTACGCAGACCTCTACTGCCGGATCATGAAGGCTCCGGAGATGAGGAAGCTCTTCGAGATGTCGATTCATTCGTGGAAGAACGAGGATGGAACCCTCTTCTTCCCGGGTCGCATCACGACGAAGTTCGTAGAGCAGCAGAAGGCCCTTCTCCCACCCCGACTGTTCGCCTGCTTCTACGAGAACAAACCCACCACAGCAGAGGAGCAGCTCTTCAAGCCTGAATACTTCAGGATCATCGAAGACTCTGACGTTCCTCAGCACGTCTGGAGCTACATCTTCACTGACTTCGCGTTCATCGCTGAAGAGAAGAAGAAGGGCAAGGCTGACCGGACAGCCTTCTGGATCGTCTCGATCGACTGCAACCGGACCGCCTACGTTCGGGACTTCTACGTGGGGAGGTGGAAGCCCTCAGACAGCGTCCGGATCGCTTGCGACCTCTGGGATCGCTACCAGCACATCAACCTGAAAGGCGTGGTGGTCGAGGACACGACTCACAAGGAACTGCTGTCTTCTCTCTTCGAGGAGATCAGGAGATCGACGTTCATCAGACCGAAGATCATCCCGGTGCCAGGACGGAGCCAGGAGATCAAGGACATCCGGATTGAGGCCATCGAGCCGACCTTCCGGAACGCGAACATCTACTTTGCTAGGTCGCTGAAGGAGCAGTGGCGCAAGTGGAGGCCGCTCATCGACGAGATGACCGAGTGGCCGTTCTCGGCACACGACGACATCCCTGACGCGATCAGCGACTTGCACAAGACCGACAAGGAAGGCAAGTTCCTCTGCGCTGCCCCACCTCCTGGATGGCGAATGGCTGTCTCGGTCAGGAACGTCCCGAACATGGTGAACGGGAGATTCAATCCTGAGAGAGCCTACCCGGCAGACGAATTCATCAGAGCAGATCAGCAGGGTGACGACCTATGGCGCAGATCATCCGAGAGGGATCCCCGAGACCAAGACGCACGAACATCCCTAAACCTCGATATCTTCGGGAGGCCATCGCAGCAGCGCAGGCAGTAGGAGAGATCCTGGTTCAGACTCACGGCGATCAGCAGTGGATCTTCCAGATCATGGAAGCTGTCCAGAACGCTGTTCACAACGGAGTGGAGAGGTTCTCACAGTCTCCACAGATCAGCTCCAACGAGCTGGCGATCGGACATGGTGGCTCATACCGATTCCCAGCGAGAACCAGAGAGGAACTCATCCAGAGCGAGCAGATGGCAGCGGACAGGCGAGTCATCGGTGTGACGGAGAAGTTCTCTCAGCTACGCGATCCAGCCAAACTTGTAGAGTCAGGAGAATCCCATGAAGAGCCCATCCAGCGACGTGACGATGGTTCCGTGCCTTGGATGCTCTAGGGACGTCCTGGTCCCCAAGGGTCGCGTGACTTCAGCCATCCGCAGAGGCCGGGTCTACCCAGCCTTCTGCTCCCGCAGGTGCGAGAAAGTCTTCATCGCCAAGAGGGGAGCCCAGCTCCACGAAGAGAATGTTAGACGTCATTATTCCGACGCCCAAAGCGAACTTGAGTCTGGTTCCTGAGGCGATCGACATTCTGGTAGACAGGACCGATGTCCCCGTCCGGGTCATCGTGGTCGCGGATGGATGCACTCCAGAAGACCTTGAGCCTCTCGGTGGATACCTCCGTGGGTGTGCAGTCCCGTGGATCCTCCTCCAGGAGGAGCAACCAGCCTACCTGAACGGCTGCATCCGAGCGGGGATCGCTCAGCTACGTAACGGTCTGGTCGCGATCATGCGTCCAGAGGTTCGACTGCTGGACTCCAAGTGGTTCGGCAAGATGCAGCAGATCATCCTGAAGGACCATCGCTGCGGGGTCATCGACACCCTTCCCAACACCAGCAGCAGCGCAGAGCTTCCCGTGCGGCGCCAACACAACCGCATTCCGGACCCCGGGTGCAGGCTGGCGATGCTGCGATCCAACTTCCTCGCCGACATCGGAGTCCCTCTACGTGATGGAGACCCGATCTCCTACCTAGCCCGCAGGGCCATCCAGGTAGGGTGCTCGATCTGGCACATGGGCGGGGTCTACTACACTCTCATGGAACATGAGGAGCATCACGAATGGCGAGGACCCTTGGCCGTGGCGGTAAGCTCAAAGTCGCCATCGCGGATGATTCCGGGCTCATCTTCAGCGACGACTACCGAAGTGGATGGACCGAGGGATTTCGGGCTGTAGGCGCTGAGGTCAAGGTCTTCGACATCTCGATGCTGAGGAGGATGCGGCACTCCGTCAGGAGTCCGTATCGCTCGATCACGATGCCTGGAACCCAGAAGGGTCTGGCTGGCAACATCACCGCGTGGGGGGCAGACCTAGTCTGGTGTCACCATGGGCGAGCAGCCAGCAACCCGGAGTTCCTGGCTGGCTTGAAGAAGGGCGGGGCGGTCACCGCTGTCTACCTCTGCGATGAGCCATACGAGACCGGGGAGACGGCCAAGTATTCGCCCGGCTTCGACTACGTGTTCACCATGGATCCGTGCACCGTGGAGGTGCATCGCAAGAGCAGGCCGCGACGCAACAACGTCTTCTATCTACCACCTGGAGTAGACACCAACCTCTTCAAGCCAAGGCCCTACTACAACAAGGCTGGAGAACTCCAGAGGAAGACTCCAGCGTTCTTTCTTGGCAACGCGAGCCTCATCCCAAGGCCAGAGTGGTTGAAGCCGATCGAGAGGCTCGTAGACGGAGCAGACATCAGGTTCTTCAACACGGTAGGCAAGAACGATAAGCGATGGATTCCGGCCCAGGATCACCCCAAGTGGTATGGGGGGTGCGTGGTCGGACTGAACGTGCACCGCTCTCCAGTCATCACGATGGAGTGCTTCAAGATGAGAGTCCTTGGTCGTGGCCCACACGATCGCATCCCCGCTGGAATCACCTTGTGCGCGCAGATGCCAAGGCGCCAAGGGACCGGGTTCTGGAATGATGGCAACCTTCCGGCAGCCCACGTCAACCCCAGGTTCCTTGAGATGGCCGCGTGCAGCACGCTGGTCGTCTCGGACAACGACCGTAGCGAGCTTGCTCGGATGTTTCCGATGGCTCCTCGTGCAGACGACCCGGATCACTTCTACGAGCTAGTCACCCACTACATCAACCACCCGGACGAAGCTGAATGGATCGGCCAGACTTGCTCATCCCTGATTTCACGGCGGCACAGCTATGCCCACCGGGCCGCAGAGGTAGCGATCCGTCTTGGCTTCAGGGGGTCGCTAAAGGACGACCTGCTTTCCTACTTGGGGCCGCAGGAGGACTGGCTAACTCCCCAGGACTGCGGGCCGCTCGGGATCGAATCGTTCTTGGCTCGAACTGGACGCTCAGAGCGTTGGTCCCCACAGCTTGGCATGTCGTTGACCAGGGTGTCTGGAAGTCCGAGCGACAGCGACTCCATAGATGTCCAGACTCCATGGCTGTAATCGCCTCGAAGCACATCTTCGGAGGAGGTCCTTACTCAGTCGCTGGATCCATGCAGCTACGCATGGTTGGACAGAAGAAGGTCCAGGTCAGCGAGATCACGATAGGTCCAGCCAAGGGCGGGATGCGTGGGAAGGATGGAGTCTGGCGCCCCAGCAGAGTCCCGCCCTTCATGCCTGAGAAGATCACGGACCCCTACCATCCAGGAGGGAACTCGGTCTGCTACATGATCCAGACCGCGCATCTCATGGGGTGCGATCCGATCTATCTGCTTGGGTTTACACTGGCTTCCGGGAGCGGATACTTCTTCGGGACGACCAACCCGGTGACCGGAAAACGGTCGGTCTACGATTCTGACCGTGCGCTGGACTGGCTGAAGTGGTATCAGAACCGCTATCCTGGACGAGTGAAGCTATGGCCCGGCTGGGCAGGGCCGATCTACGACGTCCTAGAGGTGCTCGATGAGCAAGAAGCAAAAGCCCTCGGAGGGGCTGAACCACGACACGAACCAGACTCGGAAGGTGTCGATGTTCAAGCGGTCGAGTGACTTCGATCGGATCGTCCAGGATCAGTTCACGGGGATG